TCATTATTCAAAAATCCAGTATTCCTATTCCAACCACCAGCAACTATAGAAGAAGAATCTATCCTATAGAAACCTTCATTTTCGAAAATTTCCTTGATAAATGCTTGTGATTTTGAAGTCTTTCCTATAATCAGTGAATTATTTGGGAATTGATTTGTTGTTTCTACTGTTAGGAATTCATTCTTCTTGTCAAATTTCAGAACGGTACCTTTTTCTAGACTTTCATTTGAAATTGATTCTCCTACTATAAATGAATTTTTAGATAGAGTTGTTTTGAAGGATGGTAAGTACTCGCTAGGAACTACCTGTCCAGAAGAGTTTATGGGATCATATGTTCCTGGGGTTTCATTAGCACTCAGATAATTTTCCAAAGAGTATTCAATATATGCACCCGATCCGCCAATACTTGGGTATACCCCAACGACAGGGAATAAAGAATAATCATAATTTTTGGAGTTATATCCTTTACTAGTTGACTCTAGTGTTGATATTCCTTCTATTAAAATATTGTCTCCAATAAAAAAGGGAAAATTATTTGGGTCACTGAATTGTCTATTTAGATAAACTTTTGTTGTTTTTGTGGTGGATTCATATTGTACCGAACTAATTCCCAATCCATTTGAATTGTTTATTGCTATGATTTTCGGATCAACCCCATAAAGACCATTTGTATTTTTGAGTATAGTCACCTCTGGTTTTTCTACATTATAATCCAATATCAAATCTTCTACTACTTTGTTTGTGACTCCATCAATAACCACTAAATCAGGAGAAGTATTATAATTTAATCCTGGAGAAATAACTTCAATTTTTTCTATTGTTGATAGTGGCTCTACTCTCAGTATTGTTGGATACTTGATTGTAGGTTTGATTGTATTGTCTATTGAGTAATTGTATCCAATATTAACTATTTTTCCAGAAGTTATTTTTCCGATCGTATCACTACTTGGTAGCAATATTGCGCCACTACCAGTAGAAGAACGAACACCAGAAATAAACGGAAGTCTTTCATACTCTCTTCCACCATAAATTACTTTTACTTTTTCTATTTCTCCAAATTCAGTTTTTGAATTTGTAAAATAATCATAATTTCCAGATAAGAATGAATTACTGGGGTCAAACTGATTATAAAAAGTGAATGAAGTTGAAGAAACACCAACAACAGTTTTTTCTCCACTTAATATACTATCAACAAAAAATAGTTTGTTGAAGTCTATTATTTCTTCATCAACTTTATATTCTTTTTTTGATTTTGTTAAATCTATGTCTGTTCTAGGAATTAAATTATACCAAATAGAATTTGGGAAGTCATTATCTAATGTAAATTCGACTCTTGCAACAGAAGATACCCCAATTGTCCCAAATTTTGATACCTTTTGTGTTCCATTTACATCAACAGGAAAATATTCTCCCTTGAAATTTTCATCAGTGTATAAATTAAAATCAAATGCTGGAGTTCTTCCAATTCCTAATGGATAGGACAAAGAAGAATCAGATAAATCTATAACTACTTTTTGATTTTTTATTATGTTTATTTTTGGATTTATCTCTGCTAGTGTACCATAAGAAGAACTTGAAATATTGACAATATATCTGTTACTAGAAGTGGAACCATAATAAGAATCTGATAGTCTAATTCTATCTTTATCATAAACTACGGCATAATAAATCTTTTCGTCCTCTAGTCCTGTAGCAGGAGAAGAAGAAGTATGAATTAATTTTTGTCCATCAGTATAATTATGATTCTCTATTGTTATTAGGTTATTTTCTATATCAACAAAAGAAAAATCTCTTGGATTTGCCACTAATCTACGATTGTAGTCATCATATTTTATTGTTATTGTAGTTGTTAGACCAGAAGATACATTTAAGTTAATTCTATCTCCTTTTTCTAGAAAATGAGTAGAACCTGTTAATACTGTTATTGAATTTTTTGTTACATTTCCTTTGGATTGGTTGTCAAATTTTGTTTGGAAACTATGATAATTTCCTGTTCCTGGATCTACAAAAAATAATGTAGATCCTGTTTGTGATATTCCAACTAATTCTCCTGTAGTACCAAGTCCAACTTTTATAGTTGATATTCCTATCAAATCATTTGTTATTTTTGCAACATATAGGTTGTCGCCATCAGTTAAGGTAAAATTATCAATTCCATCAGTTGATACGGAAATTCCGATTCCAGAATTGGTTTTGTATTTTATTTGGTCTCCAGTATTAAATTGGTGGTCTTTTAAATATATGGATTTTTGTGGAATGACTATGGATGTCAAACCAACTCCAGGATTTGAAAATGTAATAGTGTGTCCAAATCCAATATAAGTACCTATACCTAAGGATTCGTTTGGATCAAAATATAATTCTCTGTTTAATTTGTAATTTTGATTCTGGACATCTCTTTGTAGTCTGATATAAAATTTTCTAGGATCTTCTAGCAGCAAAGAATATGCAGAATGTGCAGTGGATACCGTAGAATCTTGCTCTCGCAAAACCCTAATTCTAGAATTATCTTTATCAATATTAAGTACTTTTATTTTTTCGGAATTTATAGTCAATATATCATTTTCTCTGATTGTTGGATATTCTAATAATCCAGAAATATTGAAATATGTTGTTAATCCAGTAACTGATGCATTACCGACACTAACAGTTAAAATGAAACTAGAAGGATTGATTTCGGTATTAAACTTTCCGTTCAAACTTTGATCGTGATTTGATAATGAATCTACAAAGATTAGATCATTGTTGGATAGTTTATGAGAAATAGTTGTAAATCCGACTAATTTATCATTTGTCCCCGAAAGAGGATAAAATTCTACATCTAATATTTTAGTGGTGCTTTGTGATATTCCTACTATTTCTCTTCCTTTTATATACTCTACTCTTGCGGAAGGATAGTTTCCCTTTGATTCTGTTATATCAAAAATTAAGCTGTCATTTACTTGGTAATTATTTCCGCCAGATATTATTTGTATTGAATCCAACGATCCTTTTTTTGTGTTTTGTATTTCTAGATCGTGCGATTTTATATCGTTGGTTCTATTGAAAAATTCATAAAATGATCTTTCACTAAGAGTATTATAAGGATTTGTGTTTCTTATAATATTTTTTTGATCAAATATGAAATTGTTTTGGTTTATGGTCGAATCGAAATTGAAATCTATTGGTTTTGATTTATATGAATTTCCAATTATATAAGGGAATTTTGGTTTTTTGTCAGCACCAGAATTTGGAGTTTCGGATTCAAGAGTCATAAAATAAGCATATATTCCATTTGGAAATTCTGGAGTCACACAAAATCTTCCATTGTGTTCGTCTAAGTCGCCAACTCCTTCAAAAGTATAGTCTTCTACAAAATATCCACTTGGAAATTTCTTTTTGTCTGGTCTATTTTCTGTACTATCTACTGGAGCAGAGTATCCACTCAGAATTTGCCTTACTTTTTTATTTGTTGGCGAATCATAGCCATAAGGCCCATAGATTGGATTTCCATCATATGCCCATCCTAATATTGGAGAGTGATATTTCTCGGCGTCTGTGTCATTGCTATAATCACTCTTGTATTTTGCTTCTTGTTCTATACTTTTTGCGAATACTTTTTTTCTTAATGATCTAGGAGCATATGAATGTGTATACTGCAGCCCATAATTTTTGTTTTTTCCTTTGTATACTACACTATCATTTTCTTCTACTATTTTTGATGTATTTGATAATCTCTCAAAATTATTGATAGTCCAAATTTGTGGATTAAATCTCAATTCGCATCCACTTCCAGGAGCAATGACATCAATAACAGTATTTTTCTGCTCATAATTTATTCCTTGGTTGATTATTTTTACTTCTATGATTTTTCCATCTTGTATAATTGGAGTTAAAACTGCCCCAATTCCAAATCCTTTAACAATCAAATCTGGAGGAGAGTTGTAGCCATTTCCTTTCTCATTTATAACAACATTTACGATTTTTCCATTTGATACTATCGGTGTCAATATTGCACCAGATCCAGAATTAAAATTGTAATTTGGTTGTTGGTTGTAGTTTATAATTTCTGATGACCCATAACCAACTCCGCCATCATATACAAAAACAGATGTTACTTTTCCTCTAATTATTGGCTGCACTCTTGCGGAGACATCACCATTTATGTTGGTAGAAATTCCAATTTTGCCGGAAATTTTTACTTCAATTGGGTCATAGTTAAAAATGTGATTGCCAGATCCTTGAGATTTTAGATCAACATATTGTCCTGTTTTGTAGTAAAAATCAAAAGCAGTCGATCCTATGCCAATTGTAGATAATTTAAATGATTGGTTGTCAACTTTGGTTAGGATATATCTTCCTGTACTTAATCCACTTATATTTTCTTCGCCACCATAATAGTAAATTATATCTCCGCTATTGTATGGAATTTGGTATGTAGTAATAATATCAAATGCAGTATTGATTCCAGAAGAAGGTATTGATATTTTATTATTTTTGTAACCAGATCCTGGATTTGTTATGACAATAGAACTTACTCTTTTCTTTATATTAGTAGATTCTAATCTATGATTCCCAGATCCATAAGAAGTTAAATCAATTGTATTGATTCCTACTATAGAGTCATCAAATGTTTTGTGTAATGTTATCGTATATCCATCAACTACCTTTGTGTAATATTTTGAATTTTTTATCAATCCGCCAATTGGAGTATTTTCTCCTGGATTATAAACTATCAATTCTCCATTTCTAAACCTATGATAAGTTGAAAATCCTATTTTATTTTCTATTAAGTTTATTTTTTCATTAGTAGATGATGGATTTAGGTCAATAAAATGATTATAAGAAACCATTTTTGCCTTTGCTGTGGCACCTTGTCCATTTCCCCCAGTAATATCAATTATTGGAGTATCAATATAATCAAACCCACCATCAATAAGATCTATTCTTCGTAAAGATCCTTCTACTCCGCAAAAACCAAAAGCAGTGGATAGACCAGTAGAAGCAGGAGATATGTTGAGTACTGGCGGATTGATAACATCGTAATTATCACCAGGAGACAGGACATCTACCGTTTTTATTGCACCATAGTAAAGATAATCATCTGACTTATAATTTAATATCTCAACACCATTGATCAATATCCCTGTTGTGCCATGAGTTGTTTCGTAGTTTTCTCCGGTGTTTTCTGGAGATCTTAGCAATTTTATAAGTCTTTGGGAATCAATTTCTGATGGTAAGTTATTTTGTTTCGAGAACTTGAGAAGACTTATTGTATTATTTGTTATTGAAGTGGATGCTATACCAACAAATTTTTCGTATCTTATATCGGATCTACTTCTTGCTAGTCTTATTTCATTGTCTGTTTCTTTTTTGACGAAATAAACTCCAGATTGAATTCCTAATGTATTAGTTTCACTTTCTGGAGAATAGACTATTACATCACCAGTTATGAATCCATGAGAAGCACCTAGATTTAATACTTCCCCAGAGAAAGTTCCACCAAAATTAATTTTGTAATCATTTACTGTGGTTGTGTTTTCTCCATATGATGGAAGAGAAGAAGAAGTAACATAAAGATCATCAGAATCAAAATCTCGATATACATTTAGTACATCGGAAACAAACTTATTAGAAAACTTGGAAACTTTTCTTTTGATATAAAAAATGTTAGAAATTTCTATATTTCCGGTTGAAATTTGGAAGCTCTTTCCGGGAATACTACCAGTTGGAATACTCGCATTAAAAACTGAAATTTCCCGTGATCCTGTTAGTGAATTAATATACTCTACTTCAACTGAATCCCCAGCAAAAATGCCATTATCATCATAAGTTTCTATTGTATATTTGAATTCACCATCAGAAGTGAAAGATTTGACTTCGCACTTGACTGTTTTATTAAAAATCCAGGTATTGTCTTGTAAGTAATTTTTATTATAACCTAAGGTAAGAATCTTTGCGACATCACCTTTTTCATAATATTTGACATTTGCTGGAATATTTGCTTCTGATATAACTCCTGTGATCCTAAATCTTACTTCATTTCCAGAAGAGTCATATCCATATGCATAGGTATTAAGTGATATTTCTTTTCCCGGAATAATTGTTTCTATGATTCCGCTGCAGTTTAGAAACTGATTGATGGTTTTTCCACTGTATTGAATCAATATATTACCAAATTCTCCATCAACAACAAGTTCGCCGGACTCTGGAAATCCTATTGTGGAGTCAACTGTAATATAATCGGTACCAATAGACGCATCATCTGTTAATACAGTTTTGGGATGTATTTTCAGATCACCAAAAATAGAACCAGAGACGATGACATCTTTATCAAAGTCATAGTCAAGCATCAATGTATAGTATACTTTTCCATTCTTTATTTGTCTTTGTATGTCGGTTACCGTACCAAAAGACTTTGGGATATCTCCATATTGATCCTGAAAAACTGTTTGATTTAATAGTAGTTCGGGATCACCCTGTAGTGCCTCTACAACAAAGTTTCTTGTTACTCGATACTGGGCATTTGATGGTTCTATTAAGTAATTTCTTGGTAGAATAACTTCTACATCTTTTCCGTACAAGACACGAAACAGAATCTCAAATGACCTGTCTGTTCCTTTTGAAGTATAAAAATCTTTAGACTGCTTAAGGAAAAGATTTTGATCTACGCCAGGAAATAATTCTCGATTGTCAAAACCATAAAGGAATTGTTTCTTTACTTTAATGAAAAATTCTTTTAGGAATAAAGAACTGAGATTTTTTACTTCTACTCCTGATGTGTGCTCTTGTATTTGACTAGAAGAGAAGGAAAGTTCTTCGGTATTTCCTACCGAATATTCTGTTGTTCCACTGAATCCTCTGATGCAATCATTAAAAGAAGTAGAAGTCTTGGATTTATATAAAATTATTTCATTGTCAATTTGAATTAATCCATATGTTTGTGGAAATCCTTCTGTGCTAACTACATTAATTGTGGTATCAACAAAGCCAAAATCAGAAGTAAGAGTTGTGGTTTCAACCAAGTTTGTTAGGTTATTAACTTTTATATACTGATCAATATTTTGTAGAATATCATAAGAAGAACCTTTTGATTCTAATGATCGGTAATATTCAGTAAGAAGTTCGGAAACAAGTGGATACTCCTCTCTCACAAAGAGAGGAAGTTGGCTTTCTACAATTGAACTAATCTTGATTCTATTATTCGGTTCCATTTATTAATTTCTTACTAGATTTCCGTTTGAGTAACTAGAGGAAGTGATGTAATTTGAGCCAGAAGTATCCGAACCAGATTCGATATTATCTGGTATGGTATTTACATCTAATCTATTAATATCTATCTGCAAATATAAATCCTGTATTCCTAAGATGTCATTTGATTCTGGGATGGCAGAAATTTCAATGATTGGAGTTCCACCATCAGTTTTTTCTGTTGATATGATTCTTATTGGATTTGTTATGATCTCTCCAGTAATATAATCAATAGTTCCAATTGATTTTCTCACTATTACAGGATCAACATTTGAATTCAGGTAGAATAAAAACAAAGAACCTTTTTTCATATCTGGATTTGGAATATCACCAAAGTAAACAGTATTGGATATTCCACTGACTTTGAATCCAGATGATTTTATGTTGTATCCAGTTGTATTCTTTATGTGAAATTGGTTTCTATAACAAATTTCATACTGAGCAAATTGATTCAGTGAAACCTTCAGGTCTCTGCGAATTTGAAGTCTTGTGATGTTTGAAGTAATTGCAGAATCGCTATCGTCAATAAGTTTTTGATATTTACTATACTTAAATCTTGCTCCATACTTATTGAGTTCTTCTGAATCCGCGTATCTCTTGATATTATTGATCACTCTTGTTTTGAGTAAATCACTACTTAGAGAAGAATTAGTATCATAGTAAACATTAGAAGTCGGTTCGATGTAAAGATATTTGAGATCAAGAATTTCTGGTATTATTCCCGCAACTGCATATTTCTTGAGTTGAAACTTGATATTGTCTTTTACTGCATTGGAAAGAAAAGATCCATAAAATGGTTTGATCGTTATGAATACCTTTCCGTATTGTGGTGGAGTCAGTTCCTCTCCGCCAAATGCACTGACAGATTCTGCTTCTGAGTAAATTTTTGGTATCAGAGTTTCATAATCTGCTGCAGTCACTGCCCTATTTTGCGCTGCATATGCTCTTGGAGCAAAGTTTCTGATAGAATTGATTGATTCAATTGGTGCGCCACCACTAGATGGAAGATTTGTGGTAATTAGAGAGACAGTTTCATTGACTGGTGCTCCATCCTCATTAACCAAAATTCCGGCAAAATTAAATGAAGAAAAACCATTTCCATCCAATCCAGAAGAAATAAGATAAGATACCTGAATATAATTATTTTCTGCTAATTTCTGTCCAAATACTCCATCACCAAATAACAATTCATATCGTTCGTCTTCTATTTCCTGTATAAAAAATACTCTTGATGTTGCGGTGACATCTAGAATGCTGGAGGAGTTAATGAATTTTTTTGCGCTGCTACTTGAAGAAGTATCTCTGACTGATACTTTCAGGGTTCTGGTGTCTACTCCTCTGTTTTCTAGAATATATCTTTGATTTGTTGTATTTGGCGCAACTGTAAAATTAGTATTGATGTATGAACCTTCGTAGATTTCTATTCCATCAAAAGATGCTATTCCATCAATAACTGGAACTGTAACATCATCCAAAACAGAGAAAACAAAAGATAACCTACCAAAATTTGATGTATTGCAGACAACACCACTTTTTAGGGTTACTATTTTTGTGGAGGGGTCACTCACCTCAACAAAGAAACTGATATTTGCCTTTGCTGCTCTTCTGGAATTTGGAACATATCCGATGTTCCTTGCAAGAGAAACAATATTTTCTCTTAGTGTTGCGCTATCAATGAAAACCTCATTGCTCACCATGTTTGCATTGTAAGATGCAATATAGGTGTTGTATGCCAACATGTCTATCAGAACAGACAAGTTAGATCCTTCAAAATCATAATCAGTGAAATTTGAGTTTGCTCTCAAATAATCCTGAATTGATACCTTTATTTGATCAAAATCTAGGTTGGTGAAATTAGTTAATGCCATTATCGTGTTGACTGTAGTGCAAATGTAAGCTGTTGTGGTAGGGCATCAATTCCAACGATATAATATCTTATGGTAACATTGAACTCATAATCATCATAGTTCGGATTTACATCTACTCCTATCAATTCAACTCTTGGTTCGTAATTTTCTATTGTATTTTTAATTTCATCTTGTAAAATGGACGCAGAAACATCATCAATATTTTCGAAAAGACTCTGAGATACCTTTGATCCAAGATTTTGATTGAAAAATCTTTCTCCTGGTAGAGTAAATACCAAATTACGAAGAGAGCGAGCAATAGCAGTCTCATTCTTAAGATCAATCAAATCATAAGTCAACGGATTGACATGAAGTGAAAGACTCATATCCTTGAAACTTTTACTGACTCGCTCTATTGGCATTAAAAATGTGTAAATTCTATCTTATTTATCAACCAAAAAGTGGTTCTGTGCCATATTCCCAGTCATCGTAATCATCATCATTTCTAATGTGCGAATGTAACTCATTTTGTAGGGTAAAATCGTGTGTTTTGGGAGTCATATCATCGCAATTGATCTCCCGAAGCATTTTTTGCTTCTTGATTTTTTCTTCCCAGCCATATTCATTGGATAAGTACTGTGTTCCCCACATTTTCATCATGTATTGTCTGTTTTTGTCGGTCATTTTTTCTCCTGATTTTGTGAATCAGAACTTTTTATGGGGTTGCTATCCCATGTATCAATCAAAAATCCCTTCCTGTGGTAGTCTTCATCTCTTACAAAAGTTAGATTCTTGTGATTTTTTTCTTTTTGGTCTTTCCACACCGGAATTGCGATAGAATTTCCAAATCTAAAGTCTGGATTTCTCCTAAAATGCACTTCTATGAGCTTATTTCCAATAAATTCGCAATTAATCCACTGATAATTCCCCTTTAACTTATTTAACACTGCAGGAAAGGGTATATTCTTATCTATTTTTGACCATTTTTTCCATTTGTATAACGGGTCATCACCATTTTTTTCTCCTAACACCACTAATCTTGCCTCTTTCTCATAAAAATCTACACTTATGTGATCACCATAAAAAATCTCACACCAAAATTCGGCTGGATGTAGATGATCAGTTGAGTTTTCAATCCACTCAATACGAGAAAATCGCCCCATACCAAGTAAATTCATACTTGGTCGGACGACATAATACCCAGAATAAGGAACGGGGCATCCTGTTGGTCCACAGAGATGCCCTAGGTGTTTTGATAAAATGAGTTTATTATAAACCCATAAGTCTTCTAGGTGGATATTTTCCCATTCTTCTTGGGAATCCAAATAAGACATTAAGTTCCTTGCCCTCGGGATGGCTTTCGTGCCTTATTCCTGCTCGTTGCAGAATACTTTGTGTGCTTCCCACTTCCCTGCCGGGATTTCTTGGGTTTGGATTCAATTTGATCTGCACCATTCAGACTTTTAATTTTTGCCATTAGACTTCCTCCAATTCAATTTCATCAGCGTCAATTTCACCATCATAAGATTTTTGTGCTAACTCGAAGAGAATCTCAGTGGATTCTTCTTCGGTTAGGTTATTATAGATTTTTCTTCCTTTGTAAAGGATGTTGATCATAATTACAACACACGCATTTTTTCATGTCCAACACGAACACGAGGATCACACCAAATTTCAAAACCTGCTTCTTTTGCATCTAAACAGAAAGAAACATCTTCTCCACACATGTCTTGCACAGCACCAGATTCAAAGACTTGCATCTTAGGAGCAAACCAGGGATACTCTAGATTTTCAAATACTCCATTTTTGATAAGAACCCAACCAAATCCAGTATAATCAACTGTAAATGGTTTACGACGCTTGCTGATACTTTCCACTGTCTCATGATTCATAACTCCACCATTCTGACGGAATTCTTCTTCTTCGAGCCAATGCGCAACAGAAGTAGTACGACCATCTTCTGTGCAATACCAACCAGCAACAACTTCTTTCTCTTCGCCTTCTTCGTTCAGTGCTAGATCACAAAGTTGCCAGAATTTCTCTGAGTTGAAAACAATATCACTATCAATCCATAATTGATAATCATAATTCAACTTTCCATCCCAGGGAATCTGCTTTGGACCTCGAAGAACATTTGCACCGAGACATTTGCATCGTGCAAAGTTAACCATTGATGAGTAGTCTTGTGAAATCTGAATACTCATTCCATTTTGCACAAGATCAAAACACAGTTGTACAAATGATTTTAGGAAAGTAAAAGAACATCCTCGTCCTGGTAGACAGAAGACAATACTCTTACCTCTCATTCGTTCTTTGATTTTTTCATAGTCCCATTCTTCTGCTTTTTCTTTGATGGGAGCATTTGCTTTTACGGTAAAGCCTTTGGCCATAACTTATTTCTCCAATGTGTAATAAAAATAAACTGCAATTCAATTGTAGCGTCCTATTTAGCTTTTGTCAATACGAGGAGTTCAGTGCCAAATCCTTTATGAGAGTGACCTCCTCATATTGAATATCCTCGTAATTAAGATCTGTGAGCCATGTGAGTTTCTCTACAAAATCCCATAATTTATCGAATTCTTCTTGTGATAGTGAATGGTATATGCATTCATTCTTAACATAAATGTGATAGATTTTATCCATGAGGTAGTTCATCTTGACGCATTATATATCATGACCAAGATGAATCCAATGGGGATTCCAATCAGTTTTGCAAATGTTTTGGGATATCGAATCAACCAACCAGCAAACACAACCTTCCAAAAATTCCAATAAGGTGTTCGAGGTTTTGGGCGATTTTTTTGGCGGCGGATTTTTTTGTAGGAAAGTGTTTTTGTGTTTGGTTTTTGCATGGGGGTTGGGGGCGATTTTTTATGGGCGGCGAATTTTTTTCTTATGGGGTATTTTTGTTTTTTTATGCGTTAAGGTTTTATGGTGGTTTTTATGTGGCGCGAATTTTTTTTTGTTCTTATGCGTTTGATATTCTTATGGCATGTACCTAATTTTGTAGCCTTATGGTACCTAACTTTTTTTAACGCATGGCCTCAGGATACCCCATCCTGGACGGTTTGGGGACTGTCCCTGTGCCACTTTGGTGGCTGTCACTTTATACCTTTATACGCTTTTATACTGTCAACAATACCAGCGCACAGTTGTTTATACTGTGCGCTGGTAAATTATACGCTACCAGTTTACCTTAACCCACCCATTTTGTCGGCAATAAAATACACTAAACCCATGAGAATTCCAATCCCATGAGAACCAAACCACCTCAAGATCATCCCAATCCTGTTGACAATCGAAGCCAATCTCCACTGGCCCCAACCTACCAAACCAGCGCCAGGATTGCCACGCCTGACAGAACCTAACTGCCTGTGCAGTTAAAGTAAACAATTCTTTCACGATTGCCACTGTGAAACAGAACACTATCTCACACAGTTCTAGATAGATTCCAACCCAATCCTTAACGGTGGGAGTGTAAACAATGGTGCCGCGAGTGCTGATCATGATGAAACAAATGCGATGGGATTGTGGGGCAGTTTTATGTCATACCCCAGGACAGTTAGCTACACTTAGAGGCCGAACTTTTCACGGCAGATGGGGCCAATCCCCAGCTCAATTGACTCTCTATTTGTAAGCTCCCTGCCGCAGCAGGAGCAGCTTCCGGTTTCACGACCGTATCGAACTGCCGCGCTGAGAGGATCAGCGGATGCTGAAACTAGCGTCTCTTTGACACTATCAGGGATCCGGGAATCCATCCGGGAAGGTGTAACCTTGCCCAAATACTTGGGCTGCAGACCATAATCACCTTCCACCTTTTCAGTGGCAGACAATACCCAAATAGCGTCGCCTGATTTGTTTAGTTTCAGGATTGCGTCGCTAAAACGCATCGTAAGGCGGCGTGCACCTTTAGCGCGTGCAGCCATGAAAGGTGCAAATAGGCCAGCAAATTGCGGCTCCTCGCTATCATCCTGCTGCTGCGATTCCTGCTGCAGCAGATCAGTGGCAAGCTTGTGTGCCCAAGCCAGCTGACGCTCGCTCAGCTGGCGATCGCGAGACTGCTGATACAGCGACCGCGCAAAGCTGCCACGGCAGTACTGCAGGAGGTCCTGCGCGGCATCATCGCTCAAACGCGACTGGAAGCTGATCAGCTCGCCGCGAGCGGTCACAGCCATCTCCTGAGGCTCGCGCAGGGAAGCGTGGGCTGCCGCGCGGGCGATGGCGGCGGTGGCGGTGGCGGTGGCGGTGGCGGTGGCGGTTTGCATGGGAGGAATCCCTGACGACTCCCATAGTGTAGCGACTGGCCAGCCGCACCGCGAGCCAGCGTCAGGATCTCGTTACATTCATTTATAATTTTATTTTATGGCAGGGTAAGCGTGGCTTACTTGTCGTCACTGGGCTTCGGACCCTCTGCCGGTTTCACCTATCCTACCATGCCAAGGGCGACAGCTGTGGCCGCCCTTGGCATAAAACTTTAACTATTCTTTTTCTGCAAAAGTTTCAACCCTTGCATCATAAGATCCTAACTCATTATAAAAAGCGATCATACGCTTAGCTTCGCTTATTGTCTTGAATTCTTGGCACTTTCTCTCACCATTGAAGCGAGGATAGGGAGCATTGAATGAGATGCGGATTGTCATGATTAACCTCAGGCGGATTGCAGGTAGTTTGAGATAGCTTGCAGCATTTGCATTGCTATTCTCAGATCCAAAAGTTCCAGCGGATCTGTGCACTGATCTGAGAGAATCTCAAGGTATTCTAGATCAATGGCGATAGATTCCAGCTGATCGCCTACACCTATTCCCAAAACAGGTTGGTGATAGTCAATGACAGTTTGTGCCCTTTTCATGAGAATCTAAAGCGATGAGATTGTGTGGGGGCTTTATACTCTGCCCCCTGAGAGTTTAGAGGTTAGGAGAAGATGAAACCTTCCTCGAATTCATGCTCATTATAGACAGGAGTTGTGCCAATCTGCCCAATGTATTTGTGCACAAACCACTTAAAGTTGCGCTGGTAGATACACTCTCCTGTGATGCCATTCTCTGCCAGGATTGCATTTAGGCGGCTTTTTGTGGTGTTTGTTTTGTATCCACAGCTATAAACCTCCACATAATTCTCGCCAATGGTGGCGATGTGGTTGCCGTGCAGCATCACATAGGATGCCTCCCTTTCAGGAGAATAGATCACCTTAGTGTTGCCGGATTGCCAATCCTTACGATTAAGGATCGCGTCATTCATGGCAGCTTCGATCTTACGCATTGGAGGGATTGCGTTTGCTCCGCTAACCTACAGCCGCTGCAGCAGCCGGAACCACCGTCTTGTGCCACTTGCCAAGCTGACCCAATTTGGCCAGAATCCGCCCCATTGGCCAGCCGATGCTGTAGAATAAGAGCAACAACAAGGGGAGGCTCCGAAGGCCGATGACGACAAGTAAGCCACGCTAACCCTGCCATAAAATAATTAAGTAATTAAAATAAAAAAAAGTTCACAATAAGAATTGTGAACTTCTTAAGTGTAAAGAATGTCAGCAAGTATAGGTGCCGACAATTACACTCTGGCAGGAATCTACGATCTTGACAAGTAGTCCAGCACTAGCGTACCAACTGTGCATCCCCTGCCAACCTTTCACCAGTAGATCACCAGAATGGATTCGAGTAAAGTCTGAAAGACAATAGGTTTGCCCTTTATAGTTGAAGAACATTGCGCAGTCGAACTCCTCATCACTAAGGTAGTCGTACTCCTCGCGCAGTTCTTTATAGTTTGCGGTCGGCAGCTCGAAAGCTGAGATGAGATCGCGCGGCTGGTTGTTGGTGGTGATCTGAAGGGTGGACATCGGATCGGTTCCGAACGACCCCCATACAGTAACCCAATGGAATCGGTAGGTCAAGCATCCAACGGCATCCGACCCATAATTATACGAAATACGAAAAAGTTAAACGATAAAAAATACTTATTGAAAAATTCCTGTGGGAGCCCACCATACCGGCATCCAGCGTGGTAGACTATTCTCACAAGCAAAGAGGGAGGCTCCGAAGGCCGATGACGAAAGGTAAGCCACGCTAACCCTGCCATAAAATAATTGAATAATAAGAATAAAAAAGGATCCGAAGATCCTTTGTAATTTTTTATGAAAATTGATTCATTACATCTTTTTCCATAAGATACAAAGATTCTTGATTCCAACGATCAATAATCATGTTTCCTTGGGAATCAAACAACTCAAAGAACCAGTAATAATAAAGATGCTTATTTGTTTGTGAAAGGTTATAGAAAGCGAGTGAAATGTTGTCCAAAAGCTCTTTGTTCATGGGTGAAATCCCTTTCGACTCCCATAGAGTAGCAGTCACCAATGCCTTCTGTCTATGGGGTCTTGTGCCAGTGGTGGAACTGGTTTTTTCTGGCCTGAATCGGTCGCAATGGGATGCTGGTGTGGTAGACTATAGGGACAAGAGAAGAGGAGGCCACGAAGGCTGATGACGATAAGTAAGCCACGCTAATCCTGCCATAAAATACCAAAGAAAAAAACGAAAAACGAAATTAAAAAAACGAAAAATTATAATTTTATGAAAAATGTAGAGGAGCCTGTGATACCTTTGCACAGGCTCCTTATACTACATCAGAGGCTGAACATCTCCAAGAACAGATCACCTAGCGGTTGCTGCTTAGGTTCTGGCAGCACGGAAGCGTAGCAGACGCCAACAGCACGAGCGTGTTCCCAGATCTCAATAGTGCCAACACCGATGACGGTGCCATCCTTTGAGATCTCGTTGGTAACGGTGCGGTAGGGAGTGCCTTTGACCCACTTGCGAGTCGGATCAGGGATAATGGCGGCCATGGGGGTGTCTTGCGTTGACTCTGTAATTATAGCGCCTTCCTGGGGCTTCTGGGAGGCTTCTGGTGAGGTTTCCGTCCGGTTCTGCGATTGGCACAAGACCTTGGAAGAATACGAAAAAACGAAAAAAAGATCCAGAGAATACAAAAAATCTCTGGATCTTATGGGAGCCTGTGATACTGACAAACTAGCGTAAGATCCTATGCCTTACATCAACGAAAGGTTGGATTTCATAAGACTTAAAGAACCAAATGTGTCCATTGGTATCTTTGAAAGTCCAGTACAGTTCTTTGGTTCTTATGTCAAATGTCTGCACAATCTCCATCAACAAGACTCCGTAACTTTACAGATGAGTTCTGCTGCTTTTATGTCAGCAGATTTGGCGGATTTAATGCTTGCTACTACACTATTGCCAAAGATGACAATGGCGAACATAAGGACAAAGATTCTCATGATAAAAGAAAGCAAGTTGGTTAGGGTAGTTTTATGACATACCCTAGGTCTTGTTAATCAGAACAGACCTTCAGCAACAAGACGATCATAAAGAACAGCAGCTAATGCACCACAATGGGGGCAAGCTTTTGCGTATTTGATCTCAGATTTGAGGCTGTATTGTTGAGGAGAATTGTGATGCTTGCTATAGATGAACTTATAACGATGGACAGCAGAAACAAGCTTAAGCAGTTGGCGCTTGTCCAGATCTTCTCCAGCCATCTTATAGATGGGGATGAAGAATCGGTAGTCTTTAATCGCATTGCAGCGATTCAGGCGATCAACAATAGCCTTGGCACCAGCACCACCGAAGTAAGGTGTCAGCTCTACCATCAGGAACGCCGAGAAAGGCGCGAGAGAAGCCTTGCCGGTGGTGCTAGGCTGTACGGTCACAGATGCAGCCTGAAGCTGCTGCAGAGCTTCCTGGAGAGTGCTGAGGCTATCTGCCATCGTGGCCAGCTGGCTGGTGATGGACTGAAGCTCGGTCTGGAAAGGTTGCATGGGGCGTGATTGCCTCGACTCCTTAAAGATACCAGCCACGATCGGCAGCGGTCTATCGGTCTTGTGCCGGTTCTGGAACTGGTTGCCGCGGCCACAGCTGGGTCTGATGGCTGCTAGAATTATGACAACAACCAGGGGAGGCTAAGAAGGCCGATGACGAACAGTAAGCCACAGTCACCCTGCCATGAAATAATAAGAAGAAAATAATAAAAAAAGGGCGAAGATCGCCCTCTAAATGTATCAAATGTTGCGGAAGAAGTAGTTGTCTTCCTCCCAGTAATCGTACCGCAATGCACTATCCCAGGTTGCCTGATAATCTATAACAATCCAGCTCGGCAGGTTATGATCTCCGAACTGAGCGATCATCTCCTCGGTAAAGTCTGCTTCCGAATCGAATTCGCCTTCATAAGCTTCCTCGAAATCATCGAAGTTGCCGATGTTTTCATAATAAATCTCCACAGCTTTCTGCGGATAATTCTCACAAAGTTCCTGGAACTTCTCCTCTTCTTCCTCACTATCGAAATCCAGATCAGTCTCTACATCTTCCCATTCTGCTTTTGGCAATCCATTGGGATACTTTGCTGCCAGAAGATTCTCATAGAAAGCAACATAAGCAGCCTTGCCATCTTCCTTGATGTAACCACAAGCAAGCACGATGGCCGTCTTGGTGGCGTTGCTCTTGGTGAGCTTGTCAACAGTAGCGAGGAGTTCGGTTCCGGTGAGCATTGCTCTGTTCCGTTTGGGACTCACCCATAATGGGTCAGGATCGGCAGCAGGTACAGCCGCATTGTGCAGGTTGTGGAACTGGCTGGATCTGACCAGGATCCGCCACAATGGCCAGCTGATACGCTAGACTACTAGCAACAAGAGAAGAGGAGAGCACGAAGCTCGATGACGAACAGTAAGCCACGCTAACCCTGCCTTGAAATAATAAGGTATTAAGAATAAAAAAGGATCATAAGATCCTTTGTATTTGTATTGAATTACAATTCGATGAGGTCTGGATATTGTTCCTGCACCACAGCGATCAATTCTTCATCAGTATAATATGATGAATAAGTTTCTTCCAGATGATCACCCACAATTCTCATAAGATCTTTGGTGCTCATGTTTTTGACAATACGATCAACATAATCAGAGATGAGTTGGCTGCGGTTGAAGTCAGACATGGTGGGGTGGAATCCCTTTCGACTTCCATAAGATACAGCGGATCTCAGAGCCACACAAGAGACCTTGTGCCACCAAAACCACTGGCACACCACTGCCCCCATAAGGTCGTTCTGGGTCTTGTAGTTGTATCAACAACAGGGGAGAGGCTAAGAAGGCCGATGACGACAAGTAAGCCACAACAATCCTGCCATAAAATACCAACAAAAAAAAAACGAAAAACGAAATTAAAAAAACGATTTTTTATATTTTTTATGAAAATCTACAGGAGCCAGTGATACCTTCTCACCAGCTCCTTATACTGTATCTTATGGACGCCAGACATCAGGGAAGACATCTTTAATGTAATTCTTCACATATTCTTGTTCTTCTGCTGTGTCCAGTTCTTCATAATAATCCCACCATGCCTCACTAATGAACCACATCTCATTAGGATCAAAACTACCCACACCATGCTGATAGTCACCATCACGCTCAATGTGCCATTCTCTCTCGAAGATAGAATCTTCTATTGAATGTGCAACTCCTATGTAAGATTTACGATCATAAGAATTATGGTTCACAAACTTCATGCACTGATCCACAAACTGTTGACCAAGTTCATCCAGGTGAGTGATGGTAGGCATGATCGAAAAAAACGAAAAACGGAATTAAAAAAACGAAAATTAACAAAAATTGTTAATTTCTGTGGGAGCCAGTGAAACCGGCTCACCAGCCCATCATACCACAGACTCAGTTCAGAATGTGACGATAATCAATGAACTTAACGCACCAACCATAGGCACAGGTAATCTCTTCGACAAGATCCTCCTCATCATCTGCCTCCCAGATTTGACCAAGAACCTCATCATAGATCTCATCTTGTGATTCGACATCAAGTGCCTCATCATCAAGATCATCAGTGAAGTCAAACTCGATTTCAGTGACTTGGAACTGCATGGGTGATGTCCCGTAAACAATGGTAGTATTGCAGGGATCTCATGAGAACACAAGATCCCTTGTGACAGTTCTAGAACTGGGTGGTTTTTATGATCTCCTCTGCAAGATCATTACCTACAACACCAGCGATGAACTCTTGTGTGGAATCATCATCCTCACCTTCTGCAACCCAAATATCTTCGATCAACATTGCAACATCAGTATCACTTTGGCCAGGATTTTTGTCAAAGGATTGCATCATCATCTGCATTGCATAAGAGAACAAATCATCTGCCTCCATGTTATCAATAACTCGATAACAATGTGCAGTCAGCAGATCGGAAACTTGTTCAGAAGTGAGAGCCATGAGAAGAAATGTCCTCGACCCCCATAAGATACCAACACCACCAGCACCACACCAGCCAGCTTGTGCCAGTGGTTGTTCTGTCCCATCAGCGCCACACCAGCTGGATCTCATGCCTTATGATAGTATCAACAACAAGGGGAGAGCACGAAGCTCGATGACGAACAGTAAGCCACGCTAACCCTGCCATGAAATAGTTAAGTATTAAGAATAAAAAAAGGGATTGCTCCCTTTATTATATCATAATGCAATCTCTACCCAATAACAATCAGGAGCTTCTTCATCTTGATAACTTGTAACAAGACCTTTTGTAATCAGTTGTCCCAGAACTCCAGCTGTAACATGATCATTATTGAAAGGTGTGATCTCATGTAACCAACCACACCCAGGTTGATCCATTCCCTCTTTGATAGAATCCAGAAGCTGTTGTTCCTTATCAGTCAGAGTCATGAGAAGAATCTCTTTCGACTCTCATAAGATACATCAGGATCCAATGCCAGTAAAGCAGTCTTGTGCCAGTGATTCTTCTGGCACATCATGTGTCCCATAAGGTGCTGTGGGTCTTATGATAGTATCAAATCAAACGAGGCTAAGAAGGCCGATGACGACAAGTAAGCCACAGTCACCCTACCAAAAAATACGAAAAACGAAAATAAAAAATCAAAAAATCATAAAAATTAAAAAATCTTATGGGAGCCTGACATACCATCAGACTCCCTAATACTATCACACACCTAGGTAAAAATCATCACGATTCCCATACATCAGGTGATACCATTGTTCTTCTGTCTCTACTTCTACCTCACGATGTTGTTCATCTAGTTCTACATCATAAAGTCCACCACGCTCACCAGCATCCACTGCCTCATGATAAGGTGCATTGAGTTCACGATACACATGATCCACTGCAATCTTGTAAGCTTTATCTACTGCATCAGCCCACACATAAAACCTATCAGTCTCAATAGTATTCTCCTGGATATTGTATGCTTTCCAGGTTTGGAAGCAATAACGAAATGCCGTTTGATCCTTATACTTGAAAGTATCAGTGCCGATCAGCTCGATACCACCAAGACCAAAATACTTTTGAGCCATGAGAAGAAAACGGATTTCCGACTTATTCAGAATACATCAGATCTCACCAGAAAAACCACCTGTCAGCCAGTTAAACGACTGTCCACTGTCTGGCTCATGAGGTGCCATGGGGTCTTATGATTATGGAACAAGAGAAGAGAGAGGCTAAGAAGGCCAGAGACGATAAGTAAGCCACAGTCATCCTGCCTTGAAATAATTAAGTATAAACAAATTAACTAATAAGTTTATATCCTTTACATGTTGTATTAGGATTTCGCAAAGTTTTTAACATTGTGCCAGATGATGGATGATTCAGTGTTTCACGACACCATTTAGTTAAATTTCTAATTTCAATTATCTCCCCAGTTGGAGTTTGAATCAAACGAGTTTTTGCTTGAGAATACTCTACATTGTCAGCGTTGCTCATCCATTCTAAATTTTCGACTCTATTATCAGTTTTATCCTGGTTAATGTGATTAACTGTATCGTAATTATGAGGATTTGCAATGTAAGTTTCAGCAACTAATCTATGAATACTAGTATTTTTTACTCTATTCGTATTTTGTTCTAGTATAATTTTCAAGTATCCTTTGCGATCTAGTTGTGGTTTTAATTCTCTTTTATATGAATAATCAAGAACTTTACCTTTGCCGTGACCACCTGGTTTTTTATGAGAGAATACTCTACCATCAGTTGTGATAGAGTATTCTGGGTAATTCGGAATTTGTTTCATGTGATTGGGACTAAACTACTTCTATTTATACATAATTCAGTCCCAATCACATTTTACTATCTTTTATATAACCAGCTGCCAGACCAGTCCGCTCTACGATAACATTGCTCACGAGACACTGGATCAAGAAGATTAAATCTCTCTCCTTTCGCAGGACTACGCCATGATGCTGATTTTAATACTGAACCAGTTTGTTTGTCCACAAAGCAATGTACACTCTTTGATCCTTTTGCGTTCATAATGACCTTATAGTATTTTCTGCCCTCTTCGATCTCATAAGAATAGCCAAAATCATAAGTACCATCCGCAATCTCTTGCAGACAACGATTATGATAATCCATGTTAATTTCGCGTCTCACTGACTCTCTGTGGCTCCTGGTTGAGTACAGTCGGAAGTCAGTCTCCAGTGCATCACAGAGAGAACGGACATAACCAAGGACTTGCATGAGAAGAAAACGGAATCTCAACAATCAAAATATACCTGAAAAATCCTGCGAAAAATCCTGTAGTGGCCAGTTAAACGACTGGCACAGAGCACCCACATACAGTCTCATGAGGCACTAGACTATAAGAACAAGAGAACAGAGGCTAAGAAGGCCAGCGACGATAAGTAAGCCACAGTCATCCTGCCTTGAAATAATCGTTACATAAGAATCTTATATATTTAATATTCTTATGAGTCGGATAAGTATCTGATATATCTGATATATTTGAATGTTTTATGAATTGGGGTGGAAACGATAAGTACTTGTGATATTTGCGATCCTTATGGGTCGGTGTGGGTCTTATGATTCTTATGCGACTGTGCCACTATTTTTTGTGTCCGCGCCTGTGTGATAAAAAAGCGTGCGCGTGCTATAATGGGTCGGCTTAAATGGCAAGGTCTCATAAGGATTAAATGGTATTAAATGGTATTAAATGGGATTAAATGGGATTAAATGGGATTAAATGGTATTAAATAACATAAGAAAGAAAAAAACATCATAAGATCTCATAAGCACATAAAAAAGAAAAAAACATCATAAGATCTCATAAGCACATAAAAAAGAAAAAAACATCATAAGATCTCATAAGCACATAAGAAAGAAAAAAAAACATCATAAGAACAAAAGAAAGAAAAAAACACCATAAGATCTCATAGGGTAAAAAACATAAGAATTCATAACATTATATGCGTATACAAGCATATAATCATATAACGATATTGTTATGTTATTGTTACGAATTCATAACAAAAAAACAATAAAAAACAATTAAAAAAACATTTTTAATATAAATTTATACAAAAATACGATATTTTTAACCAAATTTCATTATTTTTGGTGATTTCCCATGAGAGCCAGTGATACCCTTATCCAGGATGTTTAATCATCGTATCAGATGCCGAAGAGAAAAATAAAGTTGAGGATCAATCAATCTCTGATAGTAATAAAAACCAATAAAATCAAAAGACTCTATTGATTTTCTAGACGCTTCACAGCAGACGCTAAATGATGATTGTCACCATTTAGTCTTACTTCCGCTCCACATCCGTAATCGACATACTCTGCCGATGAAAGTTCTTGAGAAGTTAGATTTCTCCAACCTTCCTTAAGAATATTGATAGAGGCATTAAGATCTCTATCGTGTTTAGAACCACAAGAAGGACAAGTCCATTCTCTTATTGAGAGAGACATCTTATCTTCTTTATGTCCGCAAGAACTACAAGTTTTACTTGAAGGAAAGAAACGGTCAATCTTGATCAACATTTTTCCATACCAGTTGCACTTGTACTCCAACATAGTAACAAAAGTAGACCATCCTGCATCACTAATGGACTTCGCTAGTTTGTGGTTCTTTAACATACAAGAAACATTTAAGTCCTCAAGAACTATGAGATCAAATGTATTCACTATGGCAGTTGATACATTATGAAGAAAATAAGTTCTTGAATTGACGATATTTTCGTGAACTTTGGCAACTTTAATGCGTTGCTTGTTATAGCGATTACTACCTTTGGTTTTACGACTTAAATGTTTTTGGTGCTTCTTAAGTTTAGATTGGTTCTCTCTAAACCATTTTGGATTGTTAATGACTTGTCCATTGGAAAGAATAAACAAGTCCTTCAAACCCAAATCAATACCTACAACTTTACCAGTTGAGGGTATTGGATTGAGTTCTTGTTTTACAAGTATAGAAACAAAATATTTTCCTGTAGGAGTTTTAGAAACAGTTATGCTCCTAAAATCGACATCATCGGGAATAGGTCTATCAAGAACAACTTCAACAAAACCAATTTTTTCGAGCCTTACCAAAGAATTTTCTTGATCCAATTTAAACTTTTGATTTGGCAACCTAAAAGATTGTCTATTAGATTTTTTCTTAAAAGAAGGTCTTCCAAGTTTAACTTTTCGTTTTTTGTTAAAGTATTGTTTCTTGAACTCAATAAAGTCATTTCTTTTTTGTTGAAGAGTTGAAGCAGAAACTTCTTTTAAGAATCCAAACTCTTCCTGTTCTTTGAGTGTTTTTTCTGTTAATATGACACCATCATTATTATTGAAGTTTTCGACAAGTTTGTTCCATACAAAACGAACACAACCAAAAGTTTTATTGAGTAAAACTTCTTGTTCTTTTGTAGGATAAATCCTATACTTGTATGCTTTTAAGTGCATCTGCTCTAATTTTGGTCGTGTACTATTATTTATAAAAATTTTGTTTTTTGGGGAGGAAACAAGTTCCTCCCAACCTAAAAAGCACGACCAAATTAGGCATTATTATTTAGTCAAGAATATTTACCAACAAGATACCAAACATAATCATCAGGAGCATCACCTAGATCTGTTTCTGGTGTTTCGGAATAATGACCGAATTTCTTTAGTTTTTGTCCTGCTACATCATTATCACAAACAGCTATAATTGGACGATTTAGTGAAAGAAGAAAGTTAATATAGTCTTTTGGTGGATCGTTAGTTAGTGTGGCCAATGCAGAGAAGTTTAGACTTGTCATTCTTGCTGCATCAAAGACACCTTCTGTCAGGAATACTGGTTTGTATGGTGAATTAAGACTCTCAGTACCCCATAAGGTTACAGTGGGATAATGTTTGTTTCTGTAGGTGTAATACTTGGAATGGAGTTTATCCTGAAAAATCGTTTTTGAACCATTGGGATTATAGAACTGATAACCAGTTAATTGTCCTGATAAGTTGTATAAAAGAAAAGTAGCTGTGTTGGTTGTTTCGTCAATAATTGTTGGGTGGAGATTTGTGTTAAGATGCCTTTGTTTTAGGTGGGTTTTGATGTTCATAATTCTTCATAAGAACCAAACGACGCATAAGTTCTGTTGAATTTGGGTTTTTTGCTACGCAATAACGAACATTACCATACTTATCAGTTGCTAGAACCTTTAGAGCCTCTGGTGGTGTGTTTGGGTTTGTTGCTACCCAATAACGAACCTCCCAATCCTCATCAGTTGCAAGAACTTCTAATAGTTCTGGTGGTGTGTTTGGGTTTTTTGCTAGTTTATTTTTGTTCATTGTTCAGAAGAATAGAAACAAAATTGTTCAGTTGTTCTCTACAAAAAAATGCAGTGAGAATAAGATCAACTCCAACTAATGCAAGGAAAATATTAAGATTTTGACCAGAAATTAACCAGAAGATTCCAAGTTCAATGATCTGAGAAATGAAGAATGTGATAATAAGATTTGTTTTCATGAGAAATAGTTCATAAGAAACAAACGACGAATGAGTTCTGTTGCATTTGGGTTTTGTGCTGCCTCATGACGAACAGTCCAATCCTCATCAGTTGCTAGAACTTCTAGAACTTCTGGTGGTGTGTTTGGGTTTCGTGCTAGTTCAATTTTGTTCATAATTCTTCATAAGAACCAAACGACGCATAAGTTCTGTTGAATTTGGGTTTTTTGCTACGCAATAACGAACATTACCATACTTATCAGTTGCTAGAACCTTTAGAGCCTCTGGTGGTGTGTTTGGGTTTGTTGCTACCCAATAACGAACCTCCCAATCCTCATCAGTTGCTAAAACTTCTAGAACTTCTGGTGGTGTGTTTGGGTTTTGTGTTACGCAATAACGAACACAAGCATCCTCATCAGTTGCTAGAACTTCTAGAACTTCTTGTGGTGTGTTTAGGTTTCGTGCTGCCCCATAACGAACCCCAGAATTCTTATCAGTCGCAAGAACTTCTAGAACTTCTTGTGGTGTGTTTGGGTTTGATGCTACATAAAAACGAACATTCCAATTCTTATCAGTCGCAAGAACTTTTAATAGTTCTGGTGGTGTGTTTGGGTTTCGTGCTACCCCATAACGAACCCCAGAATTCTTATCAATCGCAAGAACATTTAGAGCCTCTGGTGGTGTGTTTGGGTTTTTTGCTAGTTTAACTTTTTCATCAAAAGAAAGACTAGAAACATCAGGAGTTTCAACTTCCTTAAGAACCTCAAGGACAATAGAGGAAATTTGTTCTGGTGTGTAGTTCATTTGGGGTTGGTTGCTTATGAAGTCATTATAAAGCAAAGCACCACCCCTGAGAAGAGGTGATGTGACAGTTTTTTGGGTGTCCATTATGCTAGGGTGAATCCTTTGTATGAACTAATTTTTCCTCTTATGAGTTCATGAATACCAGAGATAGCAATTTTTCTATCTTCTCTCGTGTAATTTCTACAAAATCGACTTATGTTTGTCTCATGGACGATTTCACCTTCTGGGGTTTTTATAGTGAAATTCACATAAAATTTCAATTCGGTATCTGGGAGGTGGAATCCATAATGATGGCATATTTTTCGATCCAGAACTTTAACAAATGAGGTTTTAATCAGATTATGTTCCCTGCAAAATTGATCAATATCATCACCAGTAAAAACTTCACCTTCTGCTGATACCACAGTAAATTCTCTTCTTGTTTTTTCTCGATATTCTTCTGGTGTGAGCAATCTTCTTTTTGATGTGTCTATTCCATTACTTTTCTGGAATGAAGCTAATCCTCTTGCACTTGAAATAAATCCTGTTTCCAGACAAATGTACTTCAATTCTGATATTTGCCGAAGATGTCCCGATTCTACATTCGTTCTTCCGCCTAACAATCCGCCTCTTCTTGATATTTCATGATTTGGATCGAAACATCCTGTTCCATTCTTCTTATGAGTTTCGGCAGCTTTCTTGCCAGCTTTTTTATATTGTTCTAATGAAACAAATCCTCCAACATTTTCATTAAGACACCATTTTTCGTTTAGGAATGGCTTGATCAATCTTTTTTCGATTTCATATGCCTCGTGTCGAGTGGAAAATAATCGCAATATTTGCTTCTTTGGAGTGTAAAGTTCCCATGCCCATTTATTTGTTTTGGGAGAACCCCAATATTCTTCGTCAAATACTTTTTCTAGGTGCATACCATAATAGTAATATGGTACTTCCTCGAATGTGATTTTATACACATAAATGCGTGGTTGCATAACTGCTCTTGAATTGACTGCATTATTATTTATAAGAAAAGGTGCCCAAAAGAGCACCTTTTCCACCTGTAGAGATTGCAGTCAACTCAGGCAGTTCTATTTATGAGGGTAAGGATCAATCTCCCCAGTATTCGTACATAAAACCTTGTGGAGTTGAGTAGTGAACATGTACGACTTTACTGCTGTTAATAATAAAATTTGAGCAAATTCTACAAGGTCTAGCATCTCTCAGTTCTTTCCCACCATGACCACCAACTCTACAAACTACAATCGTATCTGCATCTTCTCGTGCCTTTACCAAACAAAATATCTCTGCGTGTCCGAAGATTTTTTTCTCAAGTTGTGGTTCATTAAAAATTCTTGCTGCATTTTGTGCTGCAAAAAATTGTACAGGATGAGTCCTGGTATAATTGTTTGTTGCAGTTGCAATTACACGATTCCTCTTATCAAGTAAAATGGCTCCCATTTTCTTGGGAGCATCAGAAGCCATCGCAACGGCAATGGCCTGGTTGAGAATACTTTTTTTCAGTGGCGATCGAGTTGGCATAATCAGACTTTAAGTTGATAAAAATCATCCCATTCACGATCTGTCCATGCAATCATGTCATCTGTACATTCTTGCACATCGCCAGAGAATGCAATCCACATTTCTTCGGCATCACCAAAATCTTTCATTACTTCATCGGTTTTCATCTGCTCTAGCAATTCATCATACTGAGAAAGATCATCATCATTGTAGGCATCTTGAATTTCTTTGAACTTATCTTTTGAAATTACGATTTCACTATAAACAATTTGCCTACGAACTAGAGTGACATTATCACTATTTGAATCTTCAATTACAGTTGCAAGTTGACTTAGAGTTTTCATTTCAATAGACTCCATAACCATAAAGTTCGTCCTTAACCCATTCCTGGGCATAAGATCGTCCTTTGACAATCAAATAGGCAATACCAATAAAGGTAATATATGTGACGCCAAATACGATTCCAATCAACATAAAAGGCACTGCAGCCATATTCTTCATAATCACATACCACGGCAACAGATTGTTGTTGCGAGTGCTCGGCCAGTTCCAGTTGATTTTCATTGTCATGAAGGAATTTCTACGATTTTGGCAGTTTCAACATCATAACATACCCATTCACCATTGGTAAAGAGATAGGCATATTCTTCGCCATCAGAAAGATATTCATTCAAATCTTTATCATGACGAGGAGGACAATCTTCGCCACGCTGGGAATAATACTGCACACCATAAGAACCATCGGCACTATCATCCCAACGATCCTTTGTCCAACAAGAACTCATATCACCACCATCAATCAATTCTGATGCACTTTGGCGAGTATTATAATGAGTTTTTAGTGTTTTGCCGAGCCATTCAGGATAGCCATCCCAGTGATGATATACCGAAAGAATTGAACCATTCTTCAGTTCAATTCCAAGTCTGGATCTTGTGGCCATGATTAAAAATAAATTGGTTTGTTGGATGGGGGGAACCCCTTTGTTTTAATCAGCGATTGCGGATCAGAAGATACCGATTGCCGATCTTTTCTTGTGCTCGGCCTGTACGCACCCCACGCTCTTGCAAAAGCTTAATTTCGGCCTTCAGGGCAGGATCAGTCACAGAGACCGTTCGACGGCCATTACAGACGGTCACAGAGCCCTCTGGCACGCTGATCTTGGTCTTCTCGGCAGCATCCATCAGACTCATCAGATTCTGTTCGGCAGCAGAAAGCTCGGCAAGAATAGAATCACGCTGCCCTTTGATCGCGGCAATCTTCAGGACTGCAACGGAAATGTCGGTGGTGTTCATGGGGTTGTTTGAACTGAAGTCAGTATAGGGGATGGATGGAGTGCTTGTGGGTGGTGCTTGTGCCGGTTTGTCAGGTGTCCATCAGATGATCAATCTGGTTCTGATAATAGCGAATATCATCAGTAATTGATTCCCTGATGTTCCTGTTGTTTGTTTCTTCTCGTTCTTGTTTTAGTTTTTTGATTTGTTCTTGCAAAAGTTTAATTTTTTCGTCTTCAGTCATAACAGATTGATAGGTTCATCTTTTATTGTACTTTTGTGTACTTTTTCCATGATTTTAACATCTGGAAAATATTTCTTGATATATCTCTTTTCTGTCATAGAATCCTTATAACCAACTACACTTAGTGGAATTTTTCCTTGTCCACAATCCACTAGCCAATAAGAAATGACGGAATCAGATCTCGGAACTCCACAATAATCTTTGCTATGAATGAGGTGATAAGTTCCATTAACTTTGATTAGTGGCATCTCAGTTTTCCTCCTTGCAATAATCCTCCATAAAATTCTTCAACACCTTGAACCTATCTTCACTGATGTCCCACACAAGTGTTTGGATAATTGTTTGCATGAGAATAGGATCTTTGGGAGCAAGTTCCTCCAGAAGATCAATCATTTGAACTCGTGGGTGCATGGTGAAATGCCTGTTCCAACCTCCATACAATAAAACCTCCAGTGGTGTGCTGGAGGCTGGGGTGGACAGTTTTTCGGTTGTCTACTTACTTTTTCTTTTTCTTTGGCTTTGGTAGTTTCTCTGCTGCTTGTTGTTTCTCCAATCTTCTAAATGCTCCTGCTCCACTTGCTCTCATAATTGCCGCAACTTGCGCTGCTCTTTCTGGTGATCCTGGCGCAGTCTCGACTGGTCTTTCGGTGTCTCCAATGTTAAAATCTCCAGTATGTCCTGTCTTTACAACTCCTCTAGTGAGTTCTTTTTTTTGTTTTTTACTTAATTTTGGCTCTTTGTCCTTTTTCTTCTCTTGAAGAATCTGATTAAATTCGTTAAATGTTCTCATTTTCTTTTTGGTTGTGTTTTTGTTCTTCTTGGTTTGCCCGATGCTCTAAATGTTGGTTGTGGATTTTTGACAATGGAGCGATTTGCCACATCTTTATCCACAACAACATAAGATCCTCTTGGTAAATCTTTTTTGGTTGGATTCTCATGAGCATCTGGTACTCTTACAATTTTCTTTCCAGATTCAATCGCTGCCTTTGCCTGTTTTCTTGGATCAACTGGTTTGTTTTTGTCCTTTACCAAATCTTCATCAGAACTATTCTTCACCCAATTTTTCATTTTTGTACGAAATTGTTTTGGAGAATCAGTAGAGTGAACTTTAGGATTCACGATTCTCAAATTCACATCGGAATGTCCATAATCTCTTGTTACTCTTCTGCTCGGTGAAGTATAAACACCTTGACCATAAGATCCAGTTGATGGGGAATCCTTAAATCCAGAATCTTGGATTCTTTTCTTGTTATCTCTGGATGTAGAATGAATGAGATTTAAAACTCTCATTCTTTTTGCTTCTTCTACAGTTTTTGGTATTTGTGTTTTGGTTCTTCTTTTAAATGGAGAAAGATCTCGATATTTCTTCGGAACTTTTGGTGCCGGAATTGTTG